CGTGATAGAGAATGTTTGCATTATCATCGTAGATTAGTAAAATGTTATCTATGCAGTCAAACGAAAGGGTTAGATTCTTGGTGGGTGTTTCTTTTTGGTAATCCAGGTATTTACCCGAGGCTCCTATTTGAGGAAGATTGAGTGATTCAATATCATCTTGAGTAATCATTTTTATCGAGTATAGTTAAGTTTTTATCTATGTTCAAAAGTTTCTTAAAATAGTCTACAAAGTAACCTCTTACTGTGTAGTCTTCAGTAGAAGTTGAGATTAAGGTTCCTTTAATTTTAGTCTGACCGTTGGGGATAAAGTCTCTAATTGATAGTATGTGATTTGAGTTAATAATAACAAAAGAATCAAGATATTCATCTTTAGGAGTGTCCATTCCTAAATCTTGATACTTTTCCTCAACGTTAGAGTCAACAATTTGAATTGGTATTTGTATCCACATATTAATCTATGTTGAAATGTTCTTTAAATGTTTTCCATTGTTCCTCTGTCATCATTGGTGGGTAACATTTTCCGCTGTCTGAACAACCTCTATCTTCAAAAATCTTCGCTGATACCCGGCACCCGCAATGCAAGCACTTATCGTCATTAAAGCATTCGGGTGATTTTTCTTTAACTTGAGATAGTCTCCACACTGCTTGTTCTTTGATATGAAGAGGAAGAAAATCAAGATCTTCCAGCACTTTTCTGAAGTTTCCCTGAAGGAATCCTTTAATGTTCGGAAGTGTTATTTGTGCTTTCATCTTTTAATTTTTTATAACGTTGTCTCCACTTTTCTCTTAGGGGTTCTAACTTATTTCTTTTACTTTCAGATTTATACTTGGGTCTGGTTAGAGCCACTTGATACAGTTTTTGTAAGAACTCAAACTCTTCTTCCAGTTTATCTTTGTTTTTAATTTCAGGGTTTTGAAGAAGAAGTGATACATAATACCTTCTTTTTGCTATTTGTCTTTGACTAATTTTTAAAGTAGCCCAAGGCACAGCAATCTCTGGCTTAGAAGGGTTGTTAATTTCTTCAACCAAAAGATTAAAATAAAGATCAATAAGACTCTTAATGGTTTCTGGTTTGACGTTAGAGTGTGCTTCACAAATCTTTGGAAAAATGTCTTTTAGTGTAGACCTCATTTTTTGTAGTATTTGTGATATACTTCAGTTTTAGAAGGATCTTTTCGTACAATATTAATTTGAACAAAGTTTTCTTCTACAAGGATAATAGCAGGGTTGATTTTTATTTGTTTGTTCTCTTTTACCAAGAATCCAAGTTTAGTTAATTTGGAGATAGCATTTTTAATCGAAATAGGATTGATAAAAATTCTATCCTGAAGCAACTGATCTTGAAAAGATTCTCCATATACGTGGAGATAAGCCACAAGTGTAATATCAGTAGTGGTTACTACTTGTACAGTGTGGTTGATAATTTGATTGAGTTGGAACTTATAAAATTCTACAGGAGATAGATCGTATTCTCTTTTAGTCTTAACCATTAGTAATAGTCTTGTTTGTTTTTACGCTGAAGTTTAAGTGCTTTTTTAGTCTTGGAATCTACATTTAGAATATTGAGATCTTCTGCTTCGAAGAGTATTCTTACCATGTTAACATTAAACAAATTAGAAAGAGTTTCTGCTTGTTTGAGATTCAGATTGCATTTTTTTCTTTTAAACTCTTCAAGGACAAATCTAAAGGAAAGTTCTTTCTCCTTGGTTACAGAGATAATATGATTAAAATCTTGTTCTTTCATAAATTTTAGTTTTTTAATTAGGATAAATCAAGTCAATTTTTTCTACAGTGTTTCCAAATACATCATTGTCAATTCCTTCTTCAAAATCAGATTCTTTGATTTCTTGAACCACCGGACATAGGAAAGGAAACTCTATATTCAAGGACTCTGGATAAAGAAACTTCATCAAGTAAGAAGCATCTTCTTTAGATTTAGAAAGAATGTCTTGAGCGAGTACTGCGAACTTTAAATCAGGCACTGGTTCCCACCATCCTATTTGAATAACGTATTTATAGTAACCGTTAGATTTAATTGGAGTTTCTATCATAGATACGTTTTGCTTTTTCTTCCAGTATAATTAAGCCGGTTGGGTTAGTGTTTTCTTTAAGGAGTTCTAACAAGATTTCTTGATAGGACTTTTTATTCTTGAGAACTGAAATACGGTTTTGAATTTGATTCTTAAGAATGATTTGAAGTTTTCTTGCTGACTTCATTTCATTAGTAGGCATTCTTTCTAACGCTATAGACATAGTAAGAAGATTCTCTTCTACTTTGAGGAGCCAGTCTTTAAGTACAAAGATGTCTTCCTCCTGGTTTACATCGTCTGTGTTTATTTTAAGAAACTTGTTATATATAGTCATAGCCGTGTATTAAACGAGTTTTTCTTTATAGAAAATACCTTCTTCGAGGAGGATGTTATCCGGTGTGTTTTTTAAAACAGTAATTTTTTCGTAGCACATTGTTCGAATCTCACGAAGTAACTTGTAAAAATCAAGATCCGTATTGTTAAAGTTTATTTCAAGTTCATATATTTTTTCATTCAATAAATCTAACTGTCTTTGATTTTTTGTCAAAGCGTAATTTAACTTGATGTATATTTCTGTTGTGTCTGGTTTTGTGTTATTAATCAAGTGCTCATATACCAATGGATGCAATTCCTTTAAGTTGTCTAAAAGATTGTTTTCTTTTAAGAACTCAAAAATAGTTGAATTAGTAATAGACTGGTTGGTTTCTGAAAAGTCGATGATTGGAAAATCCATACTTCAAGTTGTTTTAAAAAATTAATTTATCGTTGTAATAAATTCTTTTAAGGATGTCTTCTGGAGAAAGTTGTCTTAGGAACTTTATTAAGTCTCTGGTCTCCTCAATTCTTACTTGATAGTCTTTTATTTTTTCTTGAACCCAATCTTCATGAGATTCTTTGATACCCTGATACCATTTTAACTCCCCCATCAAAGAAGCCATTTGTTTAAAGTATTTATCTAATGTGATCTGTAGGTCTTCTTCTCGATGTGTTTTATATTCTTCCTGAAGGAGACTTGCTTCATAGTCTTTAAAATTTTTAAGTTGATCTGAACCAAGAAGAAAATCCATCATCAAACAGTTGGAAGTTTCAAGATCTCGTACTTTCTGTTCAAGGTTGTGGGCTTTTAAGCATTTGTACTTCATATTCTGAAGGTTCTCCTGATCTACAAGGCATGGTTATAGTTTTTATAGTTTTTATAGTTTTTAAATTTTAACGCAAATATAAAGGTAATAAAATTAAAAGTCAAGTTATTGCTTTTCAATAGCCTGTATGAGAAGTAACCTATCTCCTTTGAAGGCTATATTTGGATTAATAAAATAACATGTTGGAGTATCTGCTTTTGCAAGTATTTTTCTATTGATAAGTAAAGCCAACGCTTTATAGACCGTAACTAAAGATATATCTAATTCGTTTTCTAACTTTTTTGGATGTAAGCAAATTTTATCTGAGCCGTAAGGAATATTCTTCATAATAAAATCAAATATTTTCATACAAGATTTGGGTAAATCATAAAAAGATGCAATAGAAGAATAATACATTTTATACCATTCTGATTTTTCTACTTTTCTATTTTCTCCTAATACTAATATTTGTTCTTTTTTTAATTCTCCTGTAGTTTCGTCTAAAACATTTCTCCATTGAGTACCTATTGTTTTCTTGCTTGTTTTAGTTTCTACTGATTCTACCATTTGTTGAACAAACGGATTGGTAGAATTGTAAGGTAATACATTGAATCCCAATTCTTTAGGTTTTTGATTTTCTTTTTCTTCCTTCATTTTTTAAGTGCTTTAATTGAAATGTTTAACAAAGATACTAAATGTTTTAATTTTTAACAAGTGAAAATTTAAATCATTTAATACATGTGTTAACTGATTTTCCGTGAGACTTAAATGAAGTGTTTAGAGAATCAATCACTTATGAAATTTCTATCTTTATCTTATAACTACTGTTTATTTTACTTAGTAGAACTTAATTAAATAGCACCCTTATTAGGTACTTAAATATAGATACCCCCCCCCAAAAAAAATAAATTACATTTGAGAATTATTGTAGTTTTATAAGTTGAGTGTATTTATGGATTCAAAAGCGTTTATAGATTGGGGGGACTCTTTAAAAGTATGTTTTTATAATCTAAGGTGTGTTTACAAGTTGGGGGGACTTTACGCACCATTCAGCACCCTTCTTCACTTAGGTCTCCTACGCCCCCGGTCGTGTTGACTGGGTTATTCCAATTCAGGAATAGCCCTAAAACCGGGAAGTTCAAATGACGGGAAAAATAATCTCCCGTCAGATCACCCGGAAGGGTGTTCTGTTTGGCATCCAGGTTAAGGATGCCAAAGGAACCACCAAGGAGTACCTCTCCTTGGTGAGTTCCGAGCAAATCACTCTTATCAACTTGTTGGGAGAAAAACTCCCGACAGTTGGTAGTGAGGTTAGTGCTAAACCAAGCACTAACCCGGCTACAGGTGAGGTCTCCCAGCAATGGGTTTCCTTCCTGTAGTGATCTGACGGGACGCCAGCACAGGCGTGCTAAAGCACGAGTAAGTCCACTCGTGTCAAATATGTGCAAAAGGACACAACCCCAGTGACAGATCACCGTCATTGGGGTTAATTTTTTGTGACCGAGATTTCTCTTGGTAGGTCACATCATATCCAACAAGGAGATTACAAATTCTTTTTTTCACACAACAACTCATTCCACATGGCACAAATAGATTCAATAATGCAAGAAATATTTGAACATCTATCCCCAATGGAAGTGTTTGTAAAATATAGCCGATCTGGTTCGGCTTACATTGACGTAGAGTATCACGAGAGGCCAACTTCTACCGAAGTCCTCAAAATCAGAGTATCAGACCACCAACACCCATCTGGATTTAACGGCATTGATCTTGTTGGATCAGATGCTGAAAATGTTTCAAATTTAAAAAAGGTTTTTGGCGTCAAATTCCCAAAGCCCCAAATTATGCGCAGATAATTAATAAAAAACCCCGGCCTCGTTTGGCCGGGGCAACAACAGTTAATTGACAGATAGAAAACTGTCCGTTTGCAAGTTTCTACCGTATTCCAATGATTGGGGGAAGGTGGAAAGTGAAACTTGTTGGTGCTTGGACTCTTGGTATCCATCTTGGATATTGAGAGTCCTTGCACTATATCTATTGTTAGTAGGCGACAATAGATATTATAGGAAGCCCACATAAAGAACAGGAGACAGACCATGTTAGGGTTATCTCCTGTTTTCTTTTTAATCAATTCTACTCTTTGTTCAAAAAGTAGAATTTAATATTGAGTATTTGCTAAAAAGCAAAATCACTCAAGAGGTGCTTGTATACACCTATATATTTATACTAATCAGATTTAACCCTCAAAAGAGAGGTCTTTGAATTTGGAAGTCTATAAGGCATTATTTTTATATGGAGGGTGTATTGATACCACTTATAAATAAAAGTGTCTTGTACAAAGTCTCAGCCTTCTTAAATCAAAGAATTAGGTTGAGTTTTACTCCCTGTTGGGGATTATACGAGTGTTTCCTTTAGTGCTGTGGGCGGGCGCTCGTATGATAAGTCCTTAATTATATATAAAAAGATTATATAAAAATGATCTTTTTGTGTAAAGGGGGTGTGGGGGAAACCCACTTTTTGGATCATAGTCAGTTTTTTTCAAAGAGTAAAACCAAATTATGTTTGGTTTAGGGTTTTCGTATTCTGATTAAAAAAACACCTATAATATAGGTGTTGAAGATATTGTTGAGTGGTCATAACTTCCGAAAGGATGATGACGTGCAGTGGTTGTATTAAAAAGCCACACTGTATCCCAAAGTTTAAGAATGGGACACTCAACAAAATATAATTTGATCTCCACGCTGGAGACTGTATCATATTGAGCCTATAAAAGTATGGGCTTACAATATAATATATTGTCAATTCCTCATTCGTCAGAATCAGGGATAACTCCAGTTGACAATATATCTTACCAAATCCTATCATCCATTACTCTGATTCGAAGAGTAGATAGGTAATATGGAGTGGTAACTTCTGTTGTAAAATAGAGGTTACAAGTAATCAATTTTTATCAATTTGTCGGGAAAAGTATTTTCGATGGATTGATGTAAGTGGTTGAGTGTCAGTGTGATAAGACACCAACACCCTTTAGTAAGTGACATCAAGCCAATATCATATTGATATCAACTTGTCATTTATTAAAGAAGTAAATAGTCAGAGAGTTCAAAGTAGTAGTCGTTAACTTTTAAAATAAAAAAAAATGAAAAATATTTTCGTAGTAACCGACTTATCCACAGAAGACGCTAAAGTCTATCTTAAAATGGGTAGTATTTCCACAATTATCAAAGAAGTACGCGGGCGTATCTTCTTTGATAATAATGATCTCAAAATGATTGGGGTAGATGCTGACATGTTTCATCTGATTCATACCTCTGTCAAAAAATGTGTGTTGCAATATTTGGAAACCAATCAATTTGAGGCTATATTTTTAATCTTCAAAGAATTGGGTATTAAAGATATTGCTTTGATTCAAGGAAATTATAGTGCTGCCATTCAACACCGTAATAACGGTGGTTCTTTTGAAAGCGTTGAAAACAAACTCGCAAGTGTACGAGTTTGGATCAATGACACAATCAAAACGTGGCAATGATGTTTAGTTCATGCTCGTATTCAGGTTATAAGTATCTCAATCTTCCTAAAGAGATACTTTCCACAATTAAATCTTGGTTAATTAACCTTGGTTTAATGTATTTTGAAGGGCATCCTGTTGTCCCTGTTGGAGTAACAGAAAATGAAATTGAAATTCTCATTCTTACGTTATGCCCTAAAAAAATGTGGCATATCCGATATGAAACCGGAGAAGTTGTACTTTGGGCGTGGGATAAAAACCATGCCCAAAAACTGTTCATAAACCTACCTTGGGGAGAAACAAGGTGGGAAAGAATTACTAAAGTTAAACCAGTTTTTTTATGATAGAAAAAATCTTACATGTACTCGGACAATCTGGCCATTTTTACCGGATTGTTTCTGAAGGGTATTGCGTCCCTAAAGAAGGACACAAGTTAATTATTGAGGTAAAAGGCATCCTACCAAGAGAATATCAGATAGATATTCAAGCCCTCGGATTTGAAATCATGTTCGTTAGTACTACAGGGGACATGTATTTCATCCAATAATGTCTTGAGGTAAAATAAAGGGTGACACTGCTCACCCGGAATTTCTTCCAACTTGGCACTTTATTAAAAGTGTTCAAGTAACACAAGACGATTCTAATTATCGTTGGGAAACCTGCAACAATGGGGGAATTATTCCTTCCAAATGTACCATGACTGGTACTTGGTTGGATTAGAACTGATTGAGTTTTTAATAGTTTGTATATTAAACTATAAGGTATGTAAGTTTTACCTTTTTGTTTTTTTTGAAAAGTGGTGAGTATATAAAAAAGGCATTTTTTATATACAAAAGTCCTGACAAAAATGCAAATTAAGCCTGATAAGCAAAACTTGCAACATTCATTCGAAAGAGATGATGTGTGCTACTTAAATGTAGATAAGATTGAGTTAAATTGAGAATTGGTTAGGTAATACCAATCTGTTGTGGAAAGACAACAGTAGTTAGCAACTGTCTCTAAAATATCCTATACTCAATTAAAGGCAGCAAGTTGGATACTTGCGTTTTGTATATTGTAAAAGATTAAAAAATAGATAGAGAATCTGTGGGTGGATTTGCAGACAATATCTGTGAGAGTAAGTTCGATTCTTACCATTCTATTTAATAGTCAAGATATACAATCCTAACATTATTATTCAAAGGCCAAGAATAATAATGTATTGTGCGAGGTCAGTAGAAATACTGGCTAACATTTGTTAACTAATAATAATAACATGACGTATAAATGTATAGCTCTCGATTTTTATGTTACAGATTGCCGTAACACTGTACACGCGGTTCGTTCCTTTTTGCACTATGGAATAGGAGTAACCATAAGTGACGTAGAACCCTTCGAAGGAGAAATTCCTGAAGGGTCAAGGGTTATGAAAGCAATTTAAAGAAACTTTTTATAAAAATATTTCTCGATGACATTAGACCTGCTCCTCAAGGATGGGTAAGAACTCGCACTGTAGAAGCAACAATTGAACTTCTTCAGTGGAATCAAATTGAAGCCGTTTCTCTTGATAATGATCTTGGAGAAGGGTTTCAAGAAGGCAGAATAGTAGCAAGATGGATTGAAGAACAAGCCTTTTATGGTAATATCAATCCTATACCCGAAATGAAAGTACACAGCGATAACAATGTTGCTGTAGAAGACATGAAAAAAGCATTTAATAATGCTTTTAAATATTGGAATTACTCCGTAAAGTCTTAATCTTTTACGAGATTCAATACAATTCCTTTAATAGAACATAAGTTGGTGGAATAACAGACTTAGGTCTGCCTCACAATTATGGTGGAAGTTTGGTTGGTAAAGACAGGAGATAATATAATTCAAGTTAATAAACTTGATGCGGCAGCCCACTGCTCTATTTGTTTTAATGAATGATACCGGAGTCAGAAATGGCAGAGATGGCAAAACATTAAAATTGAAATAATTCGGGCCTCTTCACGTTAATAGCGTTCAATAAAAAGTGTGTATGTGCTGCAATTGGTAGACAGGGGTGTGGAGTAAAGCCTATACGGATAGAGTTAGAAATAGAATACTAACTTTCTTACTCATGGCCAATACCACCTGCTCTGAATATGAGTAAGACCTAATAGAGTAGTGAAGGTTCGAATCCTTCCATACACATCCAGTAATGGTGAGATAATGAAGAGTATGTTTAGGAAGAATAAGAGGGTATCCCAAAGTTAACCCTATGACTATTCAAAAATGATCGTAGCAGACTTTGCTGTGTTATACAGATCAATCCTAAATAATTGTGCGGCACCCTAATAGTTAGGCTAAGGGTGCAATACGAACAAAATAAAAAAAGTTCCCATAGCACAATGGTAGTGCGTCTCCCTCATAAGGAGGTGGTTCCAAGTTCAAGTCTTGGTGGGAACACTATGAGTACAAACTTGAGTGACTTTATCCACGACCAGAAAGCACGAGGTTCTCTTGTGTCCTGGTACATCGGGTAGAAACATATTCCAAGTTTGTTTGGAAGGAGGTAATAGAACAAACATTCTAATAATAACTCTATGTTTAAACTAATTTTTTTTTTCTAACTAAAATTGTAACGGATATGAAAAATTTTATTGTTATCGCAATTGCAAGTTTTATTATCTTGTTTATTGTCACAGGTATCACTACTTGTGTTATGCAAGATGCAAAAGTGTCCTATGTGACAGGTACAGTCAAATCAGTTGAGTCTCGTATTACTTCATCTTCGGATGGAAAAATGGAGACGGTTCATACGATTTTATTTCTTCATACTAATGGAGAAGAAGAACTGTTTGAATCTCGTGACAACTTGCTTCAAGGTAAGTTCAACAATATGGAACTTATTCAAAAACTAAAAAGTATGGAAGGAAAGGAGATCACCCTGAAAGTATCAGGGTATAAAAAAAACTTTTTCTTTGACTACAGAAATGTAATTGAAATAAAATGACATTTGAACAATATCTGAAAGAACCCCTTCGCATAGGTTTTACGAGAAATTGGCCAGTGTTAGAAACACTGGAAACTCAAACACTTACTTTAGATAGTTATGACTATCATTTTCCAACAGAAATTAATGTTTCGTTGGTTAAAGTAGGTTTTGGTGAAAATAATAAATATCAGTGTCGGGCTGTAATTACAGAAGTTGTTAATACTGCTTCAACAAGGGCCTTACATGGATTTGGATCTTGTTGTCACATTGACGAAGGTCAATTTATGGAAAAAGCAATCGTCAAATTCTGTGAAATCAACAATCTTATTATTTGTAACAAAATATGCTCCTGGCCTTTTGCCAAGGTCATAGTTACAGATAAAACGTAATTGTTACAACTTACCTGTTTAAAGAACCATTTTTATAGGAGCACGTTAACCACACGTGCTCCTTCATTTAAATTAGCACTACTTGAAGAGACCATTGTTAATCTGAAAAAGTATGACAGCGAAGGAATTACAAGAAAAAATTGAAAGTTTAAAAAATAATCAAGGACTTACTACAAAAGAAGCCCTTGATTGGATTAAAGGAGAGAATATCTCTGCGGAAAAACTTGCGGAAATGTGAGAAGAACTCCGTAAACAAGTGGAAAATCCCAACTTAACTTGGGATACGTTTAACCCATCGTCTGTATTTAAATCGTAAAAAAATGTGGACTAAAAAAGATTTGCTCAAGCATGAGATTAAAATGCTTGAATCTTCAACAAAAAGTAATCCATATACCCAAATGGATTACGAAATCAAAAAATACAAATATCAACGTTGGCGAATTATCGAAGGCGTTAAATGTATTGGTATTGGTCTTGTAATATGGGGTGTTATTTATTATTTACTGTTTTAAGATGAAACAAACGATTTTAAACGCTTGTGCCACAATACGGTGGTACATAGAACTTGTACCTGGTTACAAGTTTTTTATAACGCTTGATTTTTCAAAGGGTCTTGTTTTTGAAACCCATGTTGATTATGTGGATAAAAACTTAAAAGAAACTCTTGAAGAATATGGAAAAATCCTTAAACAAGATGAAAGTGGGTACTATAACTATTTTGAAGTACCTTTAAAACATTTTAAAGTAGTTTATGATGCAGAAAATTATTGGAAAGAATTCAGTAAGATAGATGAAATAAAATGAACAAAGTAGTACGTCAAACCAAATATGTTCCTCTTATTATTAGAGGGGAAGAAGTTAAGATTAAATTAAACAGAGTACTAATTGTATTAGTACTCTTGTTGATTCTTACTGCTTCGTGTAGTAAAGTGTTTTTTAGCACACATACGGTAACTAAAGAAACTGTATGTGTTCCAGTTGAAGTTAGAGATACTGTTATTAAAACGGTAACTCAAACTAAAATTAAATATATTGAAAGTCCTCTTTCTAAAAGGATTGTGAGAGATTTTACTAAAGCAGTACCTACTCCCCAAGTGAAAAAAAACATTGGTAAATCAATTGCCATTAATGAAATTATCACTGATCCGAAAGTCCTTGAATTTCTAACACATAATGAAGTACTTCAACGTGTGTATAAAATTAGCAAAACAACTGGTTTAAAACCAAGTGTTTTAATTGCTCAAAAAGGACTTGAAAGTGCGTGGGGGAAAAGTACATTTACTAAGACAACAAAATGTCTTGGTAATATCAAATGTACAAATAGTAAGTGTAAGAAATCTAACAAAAAAGGATTACGTCATAAACAAATGGGAAGTATTACTTCTCATTGTGTTCAACTATATGATGACAATCCTTCGGACAGATTTGTTAGATTTGCTACCTATCAAGAAGGTTGGAATCATTACGAACAACTTATTGAAAAAAGATATATGAGTGCAGGTAAAAAAACTACAGCGTCAGGACAAATTCAAAGAATTAAATCTTTGGGGTATGCTACTGATACAAGGTATCCTGCTAAAGTTATATCTATTATCAATAAAAATAAGTTGAATAAACTCGACGAATATATCCTAAAGGGATATACAATTACAAGCATGACAGGAAAATACACTTATTTAAAGCAATGATAAGAATTTTCCTTATATTATCGGTTATTGTAATTGGATTGTGGGAAGTTTACTCTCCATTACCTGATTTTAGTCGTCAAGAGTTTGAGCATTACTATTACAATTGTAAGGCTCTCAAATCAAACGTACCAGTAAGTGTTCTTATTCTTTTAAAAATAGAAGACAAAGAACACTTAAAGGTATTTAAGAAGAGGTATCGTTTTAAATCAAACAAAACATCAGATTGGGTTAAATATCTTAATTTAACTGATGCTCAAATCAAAAAAGTAATAAAGTATGAGGAATATGAAAATACTCTTCATACTCGCAAGTCTTCTAATTCTCGGGTACCAAGTTAACTCCTATACAGTGGAGTTAGGTTCTCCTCGAATAGAGGAACCGAGTAACATAGAAGAGAAATACCAAGTGATAAGGGAATGGAGTCACTCTCTCAAATCAAAGGGAGTGATTTCCATTCATCCTGACAGTTTTGCTAAAGCAGCCACTATAGTAATGTGGTGTGAAAGCAAATTAGAAACAAAGTCTCAAGATAAGTTAGGTAGTCAAGGTCTTAACCAGTTACTCCCCCAAACAAGGGAATTAATTGGTGCTCCGAAAGATATTAGAAATAAGTCTTTTAGAGAACACCTTGATTACTTCGAGGCTTATCTTGTGTTGACTGGAAAAAGTCAAAAAATTAAATGCAGTATTGACTTACATGCACTTAATTTTGCTCCTTCCAGGTTTCATAAAGAGATTTTCTGCAATACCACTCCGGGATTAAAAGCCTTAGATAAAAATAAGGATGGAGTAATAAGCAGAGAAGATCTAAAAATATTTCAAAATAGACGTATTAAAAGTAATGCGTTTATTAAAAACCTTTAATGTTGCTGGAGCATTTAGTATTCAAGCATTTTCCAGCCTCAGGGGAACACGGAAGCATGGTCAGCCCTTAATGACCCCTTAAGTAGAATCAGAGTTGATGCTCGTTAAAATCTATGTATGGAAGACGGTAGACACACATGAGGTGTGCTTGAATTTTTTTATTATCAAAACGGCCCTGTATCACACCATCGTTCTAAGGTGGATCAGTGTAATGGATGAAAATGCAGGTTCGACCCCTGCCAGGGTCACGTTGTTTAAAAAACTAAAAGAGATGAAATTTTATATACTTTTAGCGAGTGTGAGCAAAGCATAAATAAATATTTATTTCAAGAAAATTAAAAAATCATGCAATACGTTTGTACAAATCTTTATTCAAGAAGTAATCAACAAACTTAAACAATGAAAAAATATATCAGCATCCCGTTTTTCATCCTGACGTGGTTTGTTTGTATTGGACAGACACAACCCTTTTCTCTTATTTCTCCTTCTAATGAGGGAGAACCAGTTGTCATGTTCGATAACTGCGGAGATTTCCTTTTCGAGTACCCTTGTGAGTATTCGGAGCCTGTTTATACAGATAAAGTAATCCACTATAATAACTGTACAGAAGTGCAGTTTGGTGGGTTTACTTACGTGCTTAACTATTCACAAGACTGCAAGTGGATTAAATCTTATGACCTCTTCAATCAAGATCGTTGGTTGGAAGGATTTGTATTTATTATTGCAGAAGATGTAATTTTGCTAAACTCTATGAAAGATGAATAAACTTTTTATGTGGTACATATCTCTGATATGGCTGGCTTTGCTTATCATGTGGTTTGAAGAGGGCTGGACAGTCAGAGAATACCTAACGTATAGTATAAGTTTGTCGGCATTGGTAACTGGAGGTTTTATCTTTGGGTGGAAATACTCCAATACACCTCTGCCTAAAGAATAAAAGTGAACGATTTGGTTAGCAAAGTGACCCTCTTTGACGAAAGTCAGGGAGGGTTTTTTATTATTTTAAAACTTAAAGATAAATATGAAACTTTCTTCAAGATATATTAAACCGGGGGATATGCTAATAAGATCTGCCCCAAACGACAGAGGAGATATTTCGTTTATGGATACTCCTTGTACAATCGTAAAGAAATCCCCTTATTACACAGAAATTTCTACACCCTACGTTGTAGGAGGTGGATCTGTAAGAGTTGTCATTTTAAATCATCACAACTGGAATGACAACAAGTGGGTGCGCTATAAATAATGTCATTTCTAAATTTTTTTCAATATGTCAAAAGTAGAATCTTTTCTCGAAGTAACCGCTGTAGAAACTGATAAGGCCAAAGATGGTCGTCAATTTCAAAAAATTACCTTTCGTCTCATTAAGTTTTTGGGTGATCGTCCTGTAAAGACCACTCAAACACGTTCTCGTAATTTGTGGGAAGCAAATCGTCTTCCCGACGGGAGAGTAATTAAAGCGGATGCTCTCTTCGGAGAGTGTACGCCAGGAGTATTGGTCGACGGGTCTATTGAGACCTATAATACAACTCAATATAAAATTGGAGAAAATACTGTTAACACCTGGACGGGGGTTGTATTTAGAGGTGAAAATGGTATTACAGTGGCTAATAACCAATTGAAAAATCAAGGTGCCTGCGTTGTGGATGAACACGGTCAACCAACCGCAAATATTGTAAAAGTAAGTACTCCTAAAATCCAGTCTGCTGTAGCAGCAGGTGCTGAAGATGAAGGAGAGTTCTAAATTTTAATAACAAGGGGAGATTAGTCAAATCTCCCCTTTAATTTACTTTATATGATTATTACTAATATTGCCAGTGCATTGCTGAACTTGGTTGCTGCACATAATTACTATATGAAAAAAGAAATGACTGCTGAAGCCAAAGTGGTAGAGCAGCAAATTCTTACACTATACAATTGTCAAGAGCGAAGGATTAAATCGCAAGTAGAAATGCTTGTCCGTGAAAAATTTATCACAGACGGTGGTAAACTTCTCCCAAAAGGAAGAAAGGAAATTCTTCCGATCTCATCGAAAGTATGCCAAGATGAATTTCTTGACACGGTATACAGTCTAACTGATACACAACTGAATGCACTTTTTGCGACTGTCACCGAGGTAGTAGCAGATAAAGTTCGTGAAAACGGAATAAATTTTCTTACTGATAGTAGTGTCGAGTCTTTGATGGGACTTGATAAAGCCATCGACCAAAACTCTACTCCTTTTATTAATACTGGAGTAGAATTTGACGAAAATTCTCTTGAAGAAGAAAATATGGCGGAAATCACTGCTGAAACCGCTATGGCATAGGGATTACTTGGATGGAAGGAGACGTTGTAATAGCGTTTCCTTCCTTATTTTTAAATTTGTCAAATTATAAATTTAAAATGGATTTAAAACTAATTAAAGAGACTCTTGAACAACCTTATTTGTCTGAAGAAGATAAAGTTAAAATTATTTTAACTATTATCGCAAGAGACCAAAACAGTCTTCCTTATTTGTTAACCATACTTACAACTGAAAGAACTATTAATGGGGATATTATTAGTGACTTAAATTTAGAAGTCTCTCGCTACCACATTCATACACAAACCCCAAAACTTTTAAAACAAAACAAAGAGTTTCTAAATGAGCAAACAAAAACTCTTTATGAAAAATGGAAAGATTTTATTCAACCATTATTTAATAACAAATTTTAATGAAATATATATTTTTATTTCTATTTTTGCCACTACTATCGTTTGGACAACTATCCACTACTTACGATAGTTATTTTCAAACGATTACAGACAACGAAACAGTACGTATTTACCATGTAAAAATGGTAATTAATGTTACTGAACATTGGGTGGAAATAAAAAGCAAACTGCAAGAGTCTGGACTTGAAACTTGTCTTGCTAAAGTAATGGTAGAATGGCAAATAGGAGCAGGATTTCTAATGTCTTCCTATCAAGATCGAGTAGTATTTTACTATCCGAAAATAAATAAACTTGTTATCATAAATGAAGATACAGAATCTATATTTTATGGTAATATTCCTACAAACGTAGAGATTGCAAAATAAACGAAAAAATATAAAATGAATAATTTAATTACGATTTATAGTATTTGCTACAATGAAGAAGTGATGTTACCGCACTTCATTGAGTGGTATCGCACAAGATTTCCTGATTGTAGAATTGTACTATATGATAACATGTCTACTGATAATACAAGACAGATCGCAGTAGATAATAATTGTGAAATCATAGATTATGATTCCAACAATGAAATTCGAGATGACCTTTATCTTGAAATCAAAAATAATTGTTGGAAAACAGCAACTACTCCATTTGTATTTGTAGGAGATATAGACGAATTAGTAGATATAAACGAAGATCATCTTAGGTATGAGCAGAAATTAGGTTCCACAATGATTAAATTTGAGGGATGGAATATGATAAACACAGAACCTAATCCAAAACTTGAGATAAACCAAATTATATTTGGTTCAAGAGCGTTCCAATACGACAAAAATTATATATACAATAAAGATTATATATCTGAAATAAACTTTTCTGCGGGGTGTCATAGTAGTTCTCCTATAGGTAAGATTAAATACAGCGAAACTGTTTATAAAATGTATCATTTTAAATCTATTGACGTAGATTATATGGTCAAAAGACATCTTGAGTTTGGAAAAAGATTGTCTCAAAAAAATCTACAACACTCTTGGGGAATCCATTACCTTGATAGTGAAGAAGTTATAAGACATAATTATATATACTATCAAACTCATCCTGAGTTAAAACAAGTAAGATAGATGAAAAAAGTTACATTCTGCCTTACGTCGTGCAATCGTTGGAATCTTTTACAAGCAACTTTAAATAGTTTTTTAAACCTGAATAAATATCCCATAGAAAGATTTATTCTACATGAAGATTCAGGAAATGAAAGAATTTGCGAGTTAATACAAGAAAAATATCCTTTTATCGAAATACTCAAAAGTAATAGATCAGGACTTCTTGCAAGTATAGATAAACTCTATGCTTTGGTGGATACCAGTTTGGTGTTTCATTGCGAGGACGACTGGTATTTCTCTGGCAATAAGAACTTTATGGAAGAGTCTGTGAAAGTTCTTGAAGAACGTCCTGATATTCATCAGGTGTGGATTCGAAAGGGTATTCCTAAAGATTGGTTTGTAAATGTTGACTATGGGTATTACAAAGAAATAAAACCGTCTCATTATGGAGACTGGTGCGGGTTTTCATTTAACCCCGGACTTCGCAGACTTAGTGATTATAAACGTATGTTTCCATTAGGTTTTAATGTGTACAATAAACACGGAAGCAATTCCGTACTAAGTGAACACGAATGTAATTTGGTGGCTTCTGAACAAGGCTACAAAGCCGTATTGCTTAATAATCCTGCTTGTACTCATACAGGTGATGGACAATCAACTTATAAATGAAAATACTAATAACAGGAGCAACAGGTTCTATCGGAAAAGAGATTGTTGAACAACTCATTAAGAATAATGAGTTGATCCTCTTTGACAGAAACGAGGAAAAGGCTTTTTATCTCGAAAAAGAACTTCGAGAAAAATATCCTGATTCCAAATTTCATATTTGTTTAGGTAGTATCACAGACAAAAACAGAGTGAGGGAAGTTCTTACTCAACACCAGCCCCACACAGTATACCATACTGCTGCAAACAAACACGTTCCTTTGGGAGAGAGTAACATAGAAGAATTTGTTCACAACAACGTGTGGGGAACTATCAACATGGTTTGTCAGTCTACTTTATGTGGAGTAAAAACTTTTGTCTTTATATCTACAGACAAGGCTGTTTATCCTGAATCGGTGATGGGAATGACAAAAAGACTCTGTGAGAAATATATCTTGGGAATTAGTTCAAGATATTCCACAAAGTTTATCATTTGTCGCTTTGGAAATATTATAGGTTCTTCAGGGTCTGTTTACGAAATCTTTGAAAAACAGTCCAAGGACGGAAAAATAACAGTAACACATCCAGACATGGAGCGTTACTTTATTGAAAGAGAAAAAGCAGTTAGGCATTTAATTAATTGCTCTCGAATGGAATCGGGTCTTTATATATTTGATATGGGAGCACCAGTCAAAATTATGGACGTTGCTAAATCTTTTGATTGTCCTATTGAAATTACAGGACTAAGACCAGGAGAAAAAATAGAGGAGAGACTTCTGTACGATTATGAAACTACACGTACTACGATATACCATGATATACTTAAAGTAACATCGTTGTATAATTATTCCTCTGATGTATTAGATATTTACCTTATTGCTTCAGAAAAATCTATAACTAAAGAAGAACTAAAGAGATTAACACAATGAACACAATCACAATTAAACAAAAATTATTGGAACAAAGATTGCTTTTGTTGCAACATTTTATAAAACTAAATGCTTGGTGTGGCGGATCTAAAAATACGGAAGGGTCTGAAATAGCAAGAAAAGCACTATTAGATTTTGATAACACATATAGTAAATTTTTATTTAACGAAAACAATGAACAGTAAAATCAGTAACACAGGTTATTGGAGTGGAGATAACGCTCATAATCATCACGTACACTCTCCTAAACTTGCGGAGTGGATAAGTAAAGGTCTTTTTGGTTTTGGAGACACAAGTAAACACTATCGCATTTATGACTTTGGCGCGGGTCTCGGAGAATATCTCAAGCAACTTGATAAAGATGGCTTTACAAATCTTGTAGGATTTGAAGGTGATCCGCCTGTTCAAAAAGTTTTTGATGGTATCTTCCAACAAGATCTTACAAAGCCTATTTCAGAAGCATTTGCTGACAAAGGACATGTGATTCTGTTGGAAGTTGGAGAACATATCCCTCAAGAATTTGAGAACCTTCTTATTGACAATGTATCTCGTCTTTGTCGAGGCTATCTTGTACTTAGTTGGGCTGTACCAGGTCAAGATGGGTATGGTCATGTAAATTGCAAAACTAACGAAGAAGTTATAGAAATGCTTAAAGAAAAAGGTTTTCTTTTTCTGGAAGGACTTACAAGAGAGGCACGTCAAAATGTTGATGATAACGCACCTTGGTTTCGTAACACTTTAATGATCTTTTATAAATGAACAATTACATCTTTATCTTTGGTACACTAATAATGTGGTCTTTCTCTATCGGCTCTTTCATACTGTGGTATAAAGAGCGTAAGAAAATGTCACTTGATCCTGTTCTTTGTGATGAACTAAATCCTTATAGCGGGATTCCTTTTATCATGGCGCTTATTTCTTTGTTAGGAACACTTGCGGCAATTGCACTTTATGATTAAGTTAAACTTTCTAAATAAATTGATATGGTTGACGAAGGTCTTATTGAAAAAATTCCTGCTTCGGAAGTAGCGGGGGGAAGAACTTACAATGTTCTTTCTTTAGATAATACCAGTCCAAAAGATATTCCTGAAAAACTTTTATACTCGCTTGTTAAATGCGAGTATGTATACGTAGATATGGCTTTTGTATATACAGAGCCAAACGGAAGTACAATAGGTTTTCGTATTCCTCAAAAAGATTTAGGAATTATTCATCACTTAAGCAGACCGTTGAATTAATGGGACATTTGGCACCTAAGGGTTCTCGACAAAACCACCGATTTAACTATATAGAAATCAAAGGATACCATTATTGCAAGTCTCACGACTTTGTATTCAATCCTGATGAAGAAAATAAAAAACTTCATCAAGGACAGCCTTGCTTTTATACTGACAGTAGATACGAAGAAGGTGCTTTAAATTATTATAAAGTCTGTAGACTATATAGTAAAAAATCTTCTTCTCTGAAGTCTTTTATGCGTCGTATTTCCAAGTGTAAAAACATCCCTGTGGGAACATCTATTATGTTCGATACAGGATGGTATTACGCTTATAAAAATGTAGATACACGATATGAGTATAAAGTCAGAAAGGAAAATACATTTGATCCAAACTATAAAATTAGCCACCTATCTTTCTATAACAACTTCCAAAGTTGCGAATATTCTAAAAACTTAGTAGATGTTCTTAGAGACAATGGTTTTTTGGTTCAAGTATGGAATACAAATCCTCACAGGATCTATGGAGAAGAAGAAGGAGAATTTGCTATTGCTTATGGACATGATAAACGAGTAGGGTTTTCTTCCCATAAAAATTCTTTTAGAGGGTATCAAAATGGCTGTAATAATATTTTATGGGAATATTGTGACCATTTTGATAAGTGGTCAAGATGTGGTCAAATTCCAAAAGGTACCCCTACTAAAGAAATACTTAAAGTTTTAATCGGTGGATAAAACAATAAAAATACTCGCAATAGGAGACAAGGGAGGTTCGTCTTATCATAGACTGAACCTCCTAAAGTTTTCTAAACATGACGTTACTTTTATTCAGAAAGAAGAAGTAACCGAAGAAATAGTAAAGGAATTTGATCTTCTCTATATAAGAACTTCCAAATACCAAGCAGCAATGTACAGTCTTTGGAAGTCTTTGTATGGGTTTAAAATCATCTATGACAGGGATGATTCTTTTGACATTCCTCAAGACTACCCAAACAGAGAATTATTTAAAAATTCTCAAGGATTTAAAGAGTTGTTATTTTTAGCAGACTGTGTAACCACAAGCACAGAAACACTTGCTGAAGAACTTTCTAAGTATAATCCTTGGGTAGAAGTTATTCCTAATAAAATTCCTTATGGACACGAGCAATTTCTTCCAAAAGAAGAAACTAAAGAAGAATTCATGTCTCGTAAAATCAAAGTAGGACTTGTAGGTTCTTTCTATCACAAGTCTGATTACCTTGAGATTAAACCGTGGTTAAACACTTTGATTAGAAATCAATGGTTTAAAGAAAACTGTGAATTTCTAATAGGAGGTTGGCATGAAACTGCTAAGCACCATTGGATTCAGTTTAGAGACTTGGGAAAGTTTATTGAAGGAAGACCAGTTGATGATTACATCAGTCTCTATAATGAGTTTGATGTTATTCTATGTCCTTTGAAAGATAATCACTTTAATAAGTGTAAATCCTCTCTTAGAGTAATGGAAGCAGGAGTATCTCAATCTCTATGCCTATTAGACGAACTATATAAGAATAAAAAAGATTTTCCTGATGTAGGTCATATCTACGTCAAAGAAAAAGAATGGTGTACTAAAACGTTGGAAGTTTGTAAGGATAAGGAAAAACTTTGGGAATTAAAACAATTGACTTCTCAAAAAGCAAAAGAAGTTGATTTCATGGAGTCAGTAAAGAGAAGGGATGAAATCATAGAACAAGTAATGAATAAAGAAGAAGTTTATCCAGAGCAAAACATCTATACAATAAGATACCAAGATAGTCAACCTTGGGAGTTCAAACCTATTATGAATAAGTCTAAAACCCTTATTCATAAAACTTGGAGGTTTGAATATAACGTAATGCTCGCTTGTCTTAAGGACATTAACCCAGATTTAAAGTGGACTGGATTCTTTTCCTGGAAGTTCCCCTTTAAAACAGGACTATACAAGAAACGGGTATATTCTCTTCTTGATAAAGACGCAGATTGCATCAACTTCTGTAAACCTTTGGGGCAACCTTACTTGAAGTTTACAGAAAAGGCTCATCCAGGGTTTATGAACTTGTTTAAACTTGTTTGTAAAGATTTAAACCTGCCTACAAATGAGCCTAAAAACACAATATACTCTAATTTCTTTCTCTTAAAGACAGAAATTTATCTTGAGTATATTAACACTGTAATCACTCCTGCTCTTTACCTATTAGAAAACAAGTATTGGGAACTTGCAAATCAAGACGCAAATTATAAGTCAGGACTTTCTGCTGAAAAACTAAAAGAGGCAACAGGTCTTGATTATTATAATTTTGTGACTTTTGTGTGTGAAAGATTAATAGGACAGTGGGTAGAGAAGAAAAAACTTAAAGTATTTAATTATTATGGACAGACAAATAACACTTGAATATAAACATTTTGAAGAGTTACAAGATGCTTATGAGAGAGAAAAACTATTGATAAAAACTATATTAAAACTAACATTGATAAATACAAGTGCTAAAGAAGCGTCCGAATGGATTAATACTGAATACCCTTTTCTTAAAACGTGGGTAACTTACGGCTCTAAAAAAGGATTGAATGTTTACGATTCACATACTAATCTTATTACAGTATATGCTGATTATTAGTCTTTATCTTGCATTTGGGATAATTATATCTATACCTGTTTTTCAGACTATAAAAAAGGAGATAGAATAGATGCTGCTTTTATTGCCATATTGCTTTCTATTTTATTTTGGCCTGTTTATGTAGTTTTGTATCTATTTAGTAACAAATGAAAAACATTATTAAAGAATTAGATGCCTGTACTTCGTATAGTCAAAAATACAAAGTACTAAAAAAATACGGAAAAGTATACAGAGGTAGTTCTCGTATGTGTCTTGTTGTAGGAAACAAGGTTATTAAAGTAGCCAGAAATAATATTGGCTATTTACAAAACGAATGTGAATACAATGTATATTTCGGTTCTGATAAAAAGGATATAAAGCATTTTGCCAAGATTTATGATTGGTGTCCAAGTTTTACTTGGATTATACAAGAAAAAGTTTCAAGGCATAGGTTCAAAACTTCTAATGCTCTTTTTAAAAAATGTGACAATAAAATTTATAATGTAATCTATCGCCATGACTTAGTGGAGGCGGAAATAAAATTTCAAATGGGGTATTCTCCTCGTGGTGTAATTAAATGCTATGACTATGGTTATAGTTGGAACATAGATAAAAAAATATTATTATGAAAATAGAAATAGATAAAAACACATCAAATTTGTTAGAATTAATTGTAGTTTGTCTGTTTATAATGGGAATGTTTTATATGGGCTGTGGAAAATGACATACTTTATAGGAAATACCTTATTTGAAGAATATCCTTCTTGTAGCATAGAAGAGTGCTTGGCTTATTTGAAAAGCCAATCTATAATAGGAGTAGATATAGAAACGGGACGAAAGTACCCTAAAGGAATGTATAATGAATTTATATACAGACCAGGTCTTGATCCGTATGTATCAAGGATTGTTATGGTGCAAGTAGGTACTCTTGAAAAAAGATTCGTTATTGATGCAAGAGTTGTGGACTGTTCTTTTTTAAAAGAAATCTTTGAAGATGAGAAAATTTTAAAAGTAGGTCATAACCTTAAGTTTGAAGGCAAGCACTTTTTAGTCAATTATAAGTCTTTACTTGTAAATGTATGGGATACCATGATTGCAGAAAAAGTGCTTTACAATGGTATTACCTTTTCATACTCTCTTAAAGGACTCATGGATAGATATTTGGGAATAAAATCTGTAGAAGATACAGATTTATTCTCTGAACCTGTTTCAGAAGACGATGAAGTTGAATTAGATGAACTAAGTTTACTGGACTATAAAGAGGAACCCATCCAATATGTTGACAAATCTATACGATTAGGTTTTGTAGAAATAGGTGACAGCCCTTTTACAAAGGCACAAATAGAGTATGGTGTAAATGACATAGTTGCTCCTCTACAAATATATGAAATTCAACGTCAAGGAAGATTAGTAGGGGAAGAGTTGTACAAACCTGAAATAGGTTTTAAACTTGAAAACAAATTCACTCAAGTCCTTGCACATTTGGAAGTAACTGGAATGGGATTTGACAGCCTTCAATGGAAAAACCTTGCTTTACAAAACAAAGAAGTATATATAAGGAGACTGGAAAAACTGAACAACTATGTAGAGTCTACTTGTCCAAGATTTGCCTCTAAAGTAGATCTGTTTACTTCTAAACCTACTTGTACTATTCAATGGTCTTCTTCTAAACAAGTTATCGAGTATTTTAGGTACTTAGAATTCTGTCCTAAAGAAAAATCTAAACAAACTAAAAGAATAGAATGGACAGTAAGAGCCAAGGCTTTATTTAACCTTCTTTCAACGGAAAATAGAGACAGGTTTTATGCTAATCAAGAAACAGAGATAGTAGATAACGAGAGTCTTATTCTTAATTATTTGCTTCTGAAAAAAGCGGAGCAAGCATATACTACCTTTGGAGAAGACTGGTTGAAGTATGTACATCCTATTACTTACAGAGTGCATTCTTCTTATAATCAATATATGAATACCTCTCGAATGTCCAGTACTAATCCAAACCTTCAAAATATTCCATCTGGTAAGGAATATAGAGAGTGTTTTAAAACTAAGGATAAAATTTGGGTAAATTGCGACTTTGCATCACAAGAGTTAACAAAAAAAATTAACCGTGAGTAAGTGATTATATAAGACTATTTTTTTCGTTGGTACGGTATGTTGTACTTTTGCAAAAAATAATCAATATATGAAATACTCTAAAGATAAAGTAGATTACATTATTCATCAGTATTTATCAGGTAAAACTCAAGTACAAATTGCAAAAGAATTAAATACCTACAATACAACTATTAGGAGAATTTTGTTAAAAAATAACATACCTGTAGTTGGAACGTCTGAGCGTTGGAGAAATATAGACATTAATATTTTTGATGACTATTCAAACCCTGCCGTTCAGTACTGGTTAGGTGCTATTGTAGCAGATGGTTGTTTAACTAACAATGCGATTGTTTTTGAAACTATTGATAAAGAATGGGTAGAAAAATTTAGAAATTTTATGAACCCTTTCTTGAATATAAATAGTATTTTACCTAAAAGAGGGAAGAAATTATACAGATTTTCAACTCGATGCAAAGGACTTTCTGAAAAGTTACTTGTTTATGGGATTACATATAGAAAAAGTTTAACAATAGAATTTCTATATCCTATAACGTGGCACTTTTTCAGGGGAGTATTCGACGGAGACGGTTGTATCTCCAGGTCTAATAAAAGAGACGACGGTTCCTACGATGCACGTTTACAAATTGTATCGGGGTCAGAAATTTTTATTGACCAATTGTATAATTTTTTAAAAAGTCAGGGGTTTTCAGCCACTAAATCTATAGACACAAAAAGCAGGAAAAATCCTCAGTACAGTGTTAATTTATTTAAGCAAAAAGAACTCCATGTTATTTATGATCTACTTTATTCAGAGGCAGATATTAATTTCTTAGAGAGAAAATATCTGAAATTTGGCTCGCTTTTAGGGAAACCTAAAAGGCAATATACTTCTAAAACGGGGAAAGACCCTCATCTAATCCCGTGTTAGCAACATACTTAGAACTGTCATTCTATAATAGTATGTGGGCAAATGTAGAGACTTTACGAAGTACACCTGAACTTGACAGAGATGGTGAAGAGAAAGTCCAGCCAGTTTGGTTAAACTGGAGCAAGAATTCTGGCAGATGTATCAGGTGTAAAAACATTGATTGATTTCTTTGTAAAAGGCCATAGTATATTCGGAGATGACATGCACTCTTTTGCAGCGACAAACATGCAAAGAGTAATTCGTAGAGATGATTCCATAATTATCACTAAGAAATCTGATCCTAAGGCTCGTAATATAGCCAAAGCACTAAACTTTGCTTTATCTTATGGAGCATCTTCTACTTCTCTTAAGCATACTCTTCAAGTGACAGAAGAAGAAGCAGATGCTTTTATTCAAGCCTATTTTGATGGTTTTCCAGGTCTTAAAGAAGACTTCGAAAAGACCAAAAAAGAAGCGGTTAAGAGAGGGTGGATTGAACTGGACTCTTATACTCATAAAAGATACTTTTTTCCTCAATTTAGCAGGATGCAAGAATTATGGAAAGAAGCAATGTCTTATTATCCAGAGGATTACAAGACTTGGCCTAAAGAAAAAAAAGAGGATTTCAAACAAGAGTTGAAAATTCTTTACCCTAATATCTGGAAAGACTACATGATTCTAAAAGGTTCTTTAGAGAGAAAAGGACTTAATTATCGTATTCAAGGTAATGCTGCTTCGATGAGTAAACTTGCTTGCATTTTAATCTACAATACATTTGCTGAAAATCCTAATCGTAGTTTAGTAAATGTAGTTCACGATGAAATTATTGGTGAGACTACAGTGGAAGACTCAGAAGCATTTTCTAAAATTATTTCTGAAAGTATGATACATGCAGGTAGATATATTTGTCAACAAGTCCCTATGGGAGCAGAAGCAGAAATTGCTAATTATTGGAAACACTGATGAAAAAAGAAACTAAATTCAGAGACTCTCTTCAGCACGAAGAAAGTAAAATGGTTTATGACGTTTTAATGGAGTGCATGAATGATTTAAGAGAAGAAATTGCTCTATTGAAACTAAAAATTGCTTTAGGTAGCCAATATGAGGTTCAAAAGCACCATTTTCAAAACAAATGAATACTCCAATGATAATTGCTTTAAAAGAGTATTTAGAAAATACCTCAAAGAGCGAAAAGACAAAGATTGGATGGAAATTAAATCAATAGGATTTAAAGGCGTTACTGCAAAAGAATTTATAAAAACATTTAAAATGACAAAAACAATTAAAATAACTGTACTCGAACAGGATGAATATCCTCTTAATCTTTATATCAATGCTGGAAATTATCCATACACAGTTGCAGATGAATTAAATCAAAAGGGTTGTAAAATATTAGTAAAAGAATATGAGTGTAATCTCACAGCAGAACAATTATATGATTTTATCAAGCAGAATAGCAAAAGAACTGTTTAATACTACAAATCTTTACAACTGGTAATGACAAAAGTAATCTTGTTTAACGAAGAAGAATACCTTGAGTTTCCAACCAAAGACGATGCTGCTAAATTTCTTAATTGTACTACAAACGAAATACAAAACATAGGTGAGGGTACAATTAAGAATTATTATGTGGAGTTTGAAGAAGATAAAATAGTACAATATCATAAACACATTCCTGTTAGAGTGTGGGATAATATTGCATCTATTAGTGACTCTTTGTTAATTCATCCTGTAATGATTAAAAACTCATTAAGAGAATCAGATATTCTCCCTCAAATTCATTTTAAATACTTTTCGCAAACAAAAGGAAAACCTTACTATGTATAAACAAACAAGTATAGATTATTTTAGAGGTTTACTCTCTGAAGAAGGTATTAATAGTGAAGACGATTTGTTTAAATATCTAAAACTCTCTAAGACAAAGGCTACAATTCTTGCTAATTATATTACCTTGTCAACTTTGTTAGGAGAAAACGTGGGTTTTTCAATTGGTCAATCATTCATTCGTACAAAAGTTTTAAATGTTCTTAACGATGAACTATCTGAAGTTCAAACAAATTAACCTTGACCAAATCCAGGAGGCTTTAAGTAAAGCCTTTAAAATAGGTAGAGACAAAGAAGTGACTCTTTATATTCTTAGCCATATGTTTGAGAAAAATGGCAAGGTGTGGTTTAAAGGAATTATTTGCTTACCTAATCAATTACTTCAAACTGCATATTGGTGTGAGCAAGTATTACCGGGAAAAGGGATTATTCTTGATTTTACTAACAATCTTACTGTACCAGTACTAAAGGGTGGAATTCATTTTATAACTAATCCAGACCGTGTGATCTTTGGACAAAACTATAAAACGCACGTTGAATGACAAGGTTTGAATACGCAGAGAAGTTAGTTGAGTTAAGCAATAAGTATTCTAATTTCCTTTTAGACCTTGTGCCTCGATTTGGTAAGAGCATTGTTAGCACTGCTTTGATTAATAAATGGAACCCTGAGAGAATTCTTATACTTAGCGGTGCTAACTCTACTAATTCTCAATGGAAGGAAAACCTTGAGAAGTACAATCCTCATCTTATAGACAAGACTGATCTAATGTGTTATCAATCTGCTCATAAGATTGAAGACATATACGATGTCATCTGTTTAGACGAGTGTGACCTACTTACCTCTAACAGGTTTTCTTATCTTAAAGAACTGAATCCTAAGCATTGGATAGGAATGTCTGGAACCTTAGAAGAAGAGGATATTCAGATATTTAGGGAGATTACAAAAGGAAAATATTACCACGCTAAAGTTACTTTTAACGAGGCTGTAGAGTGGGGTATTTTACCTGCTCCTAAAATTTATTCGGTGAGTCTGGAAATGGATAATGTGAACAGGTATCTTCTCTTTCACAAAGGAAAAAACAAGAAGAAAAAACCCAACGTTGTTCCATTTCCAGATAGATGGAACGCTTACAAGGATAAAAGTAGGAATGCAATTATTCAATGCACAGAAGTAGAGTATCATCAACTTGTCTGTGAAGAATTCATAAGATGGAAATCTTATGAAGATGAGTTTAATCTTCCTTTTGAAGAAAGGTCTCAAACAGTTCAGTTTCTTCAACAACAAGGTTTTACTCAACAAATATGCAGAGATAATAAAATGCGAGTAGGTAACACTCGAAAGAAGTTTTTTGCTGACATTAAAAATCGGCATTTTAAAAAACTCTTTAGTCAATTACCTGAAGGGTCAAGGGTTCTTGTATTCTGCAATGACACTACTCAAGCAGACTTTTTGAATAAAGAATTTAGCGTACACAGTAACAAACCTGGATCTTTAGAATTAGTAGAAGCGTTTAACAAAAAAGAAATACCTTACCTATTTTCGGTAGGTCAGTTATCTCGTGGGGTTGATTTTAAGGATGTAGATTACTTAGTTATTCTTCAATCTTCAATGAAACAGGGCACGCAAGTTCAGAAATTCGCAAGAAGTGGTCTTAGTGTAGCACCTAAAACTATCTTGATGTATTATCCAAATACTCAGGATGAAAAATACGTGAATGAATTTATAAAACAATTTAAACAGGAATGGATAATCAAAAAGAAATTATAAACGTACCGACAAGTTGGAATTTTAGAGTAGTAACAAGTGTAGTAAAAGGTTGTAGATTTTTTGATATAGCCGAGGTCTATTACGAAGAAGGAGTTGCTACAAATTATGCTGCTGTAGGATATGGGTATAGTCTTGCGAGTTGGGATACACTTGAGGATTTAAAAGAATCTTACGAAAAGATGGGTTCTGCTTTTACAAAGCCTATTATTGATTTAGATAACTTTCCAGAAATTTATCAAGAAACATAAATGCATACTAAAATTTATCCGTGTATTAAAGGTTGGACACAGTTTTACTCTACGACACCTAAACACTGGTGTTGTATATTAAAACCACCGTATTACGGAGTTGGGTGTAACTCTTCCGATATTTTTTACAAGTGTGTAGAAGTAAAAGTATCTTATGGTGAAAAATATTTAGTCATAGTAGATAATGAAACAGATACTCCAAATGAATGGGATGTTGACATGTTAGGTTACTTAAAAAATCCCACTGAATATATGCTTAAAATTAAAAATAAGAGATATGGAAACACTGACAAGGTATGACGAAAACGAACAAATTATTTTTCTTACTATGTATCTTAATGCTAAGTAGTTGTGTAGTATCACAGCCTAAATATTACTTTTATTATTCACCTTCTACCTATAAAAAACAAGGTATAGAAGGTTATTGTGAAGTAGCAGGGAGATTGTTCCCTGCTACTCATATTTTAGAACACAGACTCATTCGAGAAGATGCGGTGTTTCTTGGTAGAGGCGAGTTTGTACAACAAGACACATTTAATCGGGCTATATGGCCCATAATGATAACAAGATGATTAACGAAGAATTTAAAAAATTGTGTGAAGAAAACAATCCACCCATTCCATTGGAAAAGGGGTTTATTTTTGCTATCTTTTGGAGGTTTAAAGATGAGGTTAAGAATCTGGAACAGTACTTTCTTGATAGAGGGATTTTAGAATACGACGAGTTTCAACCTCTTCAAATCGCCCTATGTAGAACTAACCCTGAAACTCTGAAACCCGAACTTAAAGTTGATTTGTTCGGAGGAGTTAGTAGTGATGAATTTTCTGATTTTTTAGTACAACTAACTTTTCGAGGTATCTCAGGTAAAGGGTATGTTAATAACGAGTTGGAATACTCTATATTTGACACTACACTTAAGGTAGATCGTGATGCTTTTAACCATGCAAAAGTTGCACTCGGAGACAGTTTTTCCCCACTAAAATGTGCAGACGTGATTTCTAATTATTATCGTACTACCAAGTTTGCAAAAAAGTTTGCTAATTATGTAGGAAGTAGTGCGTTTATTATGGACTATAAAAGTTATCAATAGTGAAACTGACTTTAACCCAAAAGATTCTAAAAAATCACGAAGACTTTGTACAAGGTAAGATTAATTATCTTCCTTTTAAAAAACTTGGTAAGTTTACAGATTACTTTCCGGGATTTATGAGAGGCGAAGTTACAGGGCTTACAGGAACACCTGCGAGTTCTAAGACAAGTCTTTTGAAACACTGGGTAGTTCATCAGGGTATTGAGTGGGCCATTAAAGAAAAGAAAAACTATCATGTTATTTACATAGGTCTTGAAGAATCAGCGCAACAGTTTCAATATTCTATGCTCTCGTATCAGGGTTATGTCAAACACGGTCTTCAGTACAACATCAAAGACTTTGAATCTATAGGTAGAACTATAGATAAGAAAGACATTTCTTTACTTGAAGATACAGAAAAAAGAGTAGAGAAAATGTTACCTTACATTTCTTATCATACCAACGTGTATAACTCGTATGGTATATGGAAAATAGTAAGAGACTTTGCTCAAAAACGTGGTACGTTTTATCTAAAAGATGTTCCAGTAACTTCCTTTGATAAGGATTCTTCTTGGGATCACTATGTTCCTAACGACCCTGATGAATTTGTAGTAGTAGTTATAGATCACCTCTTGCTGATTAGACATCAACAAAATGAAAAAGATCAAGCAGAGGCCATCTGGAATACTGTAGAATTTCAAAGATCATATTCGGCTAATAAACTGAACTATTCAGTAGTCTGTATTCATCACCAGAATGCAGATTCAGAAAACCAAGACTCTCGTAAAGAAGGCTCTATCTTACCTACTGAAAACGGACTTGCTGTAAATAAACAAGTTGCTCGTTCGTATTTTAACCTTCTGGGAGTAGCAAATCCTAATAAAGCCAACCAAGGTTCTGTTACTCAAAATATAAGACTTTGGGATGGACATAATTTAGGAGTATTTAAGAATTACATTCGTACTTTGAACATTCTGAAGTCACGATTTGGAGAAACCAATGTTCACGATAGTGTATTTTTTGCAGGTAGGACGGGGTGGTTTGATACAATCCCTACTCCAGGAGGTCCTGAATACACTAAGTTTATAGAGAATATTAAAAACTTTAAATAATGGAAATAATTGAAATCATACCGCAAGAAGAGATTTCCCTTTGTAATTTTCCTCCACGACCAATGACATATACCTATTTGATGAGGTGGAATTTGGTTGTATACAGAGACGCAAAAGGAAAGGTATATAGAAAAATGGAGCCAGGAGATCCTGTTTATCTTGATGATCTACCACCTCTTCAAAAAACATTAGTTCGAATAATGGGTCAATGTACAAATGCTCTTGATAGTTTGGTGCCTAAAAAACAATTTATTCACGAATCTTTAAATAAATAAAACTAATAATGGCAAATCTTATCGCACTTGTTGCTCAAAGTGGTAGTGGTAAATCTACCAGTCTTTTTCCTAATCCTCAAATAGGTATTAAGGGGTTAGACCCAAAAAAAACAATTCTTATTAATGTTGCAAGTAAACCCCTTCCTGTAAAGGGAGCCTTTAAATTATATCCACCTGATAAAAAAATTCGAGAGGGTGGTAATTATGTAGAAACTTCTGATCCTAAAGTAATTCAAGGTATTCTTGAATATGTAAATACAGAACGTATCGATATAGAAAATATCGTAATTGATGATTTTACCTATATTTTTAGTTTTGACGTAATGGATAAAGTTAAAGAGAAAGGGTAGTTCTTCATGCCCTTTTAAAATCTCTCTAATTGCTGGAAACCCCTTAGAGTCTGCTAAACTACAACATAACCTGAAAAGGTAGGTGTGAATGTTTGAAAATTAGTAGAATTGGGCAATCAGCAGCCAAGTACCTAAGTGTAAATAAGGTAAAGGTTCAACGACTATCGAACACTGTAAAGTTAGTAGAGTAGGGTTTTTAGAAATCCGAAACGGGAGAATTATTTATTTTTAGTACCTTTGCGATATTGTTCAATTAAAATATAACAATATGGCAAAAAACAGAAAATACCCGACAAGAATTGATGGTAAAATTACAAAAGAATACCGCGCTTGGAAAGCAATGAAGACAAGGTGTTATTCTTCTTGTAATAAAACAAACCATACTAAAAACTATCATCTGAATAGTATTTTTGTCTGTGAAACATGGATCGACTCGTTTGATCATTTTATCAATGATATGGGTTTCGCTCCGTCAGATAAACACTCTTTAGATAGAATAGACAATTCTAAAGGATATTGTAAAGAAAATTGTAGGTGGGCGACAATGGATGTTCAGTCGAAAAATAGAGGTTCTTTTAATATTATTATCACACATAATAATAAAACAATGGTTCTAAAAGACTGGGCAAAAGAATTAAATATTGAATATACCACGCTAAGAAAAAGGCTTTTAAAAGGCTTATCCTTTGAAGAAGCGATTTCTAAAGACCCCTACAATAGACAAATTTGGTATAATGGAAAAAGTCAAACTATGAAAGAATGGTCAGACGAGTTAAAAATACCAAAAGAAGTGCTTTATGATAGAAAACACAAAGGTTGGAGTATTGAAAAAATGTTTACTACAAAAATAAATAATAAGATATAGTCTATTCTCTATCGAAAGATAGAGTACGAAAGTTGAAAAATGGACAGAATTAGCAAGTTCTGTTTTTAAAATTCTTAACACTACTCGAACTATGCGTCGTAACCTTAATATTATTTGTGTGAATCATGCAGAAAAAGGTGACGACGGAATGTTGAAACTAAAAACAGCAGGAAAACTTTTAGATAATTCTGTATATCTTGACGGTCTGTTTACTTTTATTTTGTATTCTGTTGTAGAAAAAGATTTTAAATCTGGTAAAATTGAATATAAGTTTCGAACAAAGAGTGATGGGCAGTCCACTTGTAAAACCCCAGCAGGTTGTTTTGACGATGAGTTTATACCTAATGACATGGGATACGTGGTAGATAAAATTAAAGAATATTACGAAGGATAATAGTTATCTCTAAAGTTGTAACTAATGCAAAATAATGACAGAGTTACTTAAAGATATTTTGCACACTCTAAATTCTCTTCCTAATCGTAAAGTAACAGGAAAAGACTTTACTACTTATGACTTGGCTAAAAGAGTAAAGATTGAGTTAGATTTTCAAAAGTTGTTAGATGCAGAAGATGAACCCACTATCTCGACTCCTTTTAACACTGTAGAAGTAGGGATAGTATGTAAACACGACGGTGTTAACTATATAACTAATGAACTGTTAGATTTGCAACTTGGAGTATATAGTTTTGGAACTCGTGTTTTAAGCCTAACTCAAGAAGAATATGATGAAGTTTTAAAAATGGTACCCGAAGATGTACTAAAAGATTATTTAAAAGGAGATTATGATACTGACTAAAGAACAATTGCTTATTCTCGAAGAACTTGGTTATGACGAAGAATGTAATTCATATTACAACACTGTAACAAACTCTTATCAAGAGTTTAGTAGTTCTGCTACTGTAAAATGGCCAAACATAACAGATGTACTACGTTGGTTTAGGAAAAAAGGATATAAATATTCTATCGTACCAGCAGTTTTATCCAATATAGTATATTATGAGATATATGAATACGAAAGTAAAACAAGATGTGAAAGTTGGGAAGAAGCAGAATATGAAATTGCGAGTAAGTTAATTAACATAGAACATGACAAAAGAAGAATTTAAAGCGTTATATCCAGGTGCTATTGTATCAGCGCGTATTATTGAAGGTGATTATCTTTATTCTTTATTTATTAAAATAAGATCTCAAAGCGATAGAACAAAAACTAACTGGCATTTTCTAACAGGAAACACTTTTGCTCTTTTTGAAGGAGATTCTATTTTTGAAAATCCTGTTTTTGCAGAAACAGTTCAAGTAGAAAACGCTTTAATGGATATTCTTAAATGGAGAACCGTTCAATTAGCATACGATGGTGGTCGTTTATAAAGTAAATACAATGATTGAGTTTATAAATAACGAAGAGTTCTGTCGTTGGAATGGGGTTGAAATGACAGAAGAAGAACAGTTAAAACAATTTGGTGCTATTTATAATGATTTACAAGGTAATATGTGGCACATTAATGGTCATATATATTCTAATCAACCTGATTATACTGAAGCAATTATTGATTTTTTAAAAAGTGTGTCGTATACAAGCAATAGGATAGTGCACGATGATGCTTTGGAGTACGCATATGGATTTGGACGACTGGTTGAAACTGAAATTGTTAAAATAAATGAAGAATTGTTTAAGTCTATTCGTAAGATTAAATTATTCTCTGAGGAACCAGATTCTAAAAACTGGAATCTGTCTAAAATGTTAGAGTTTCACAACGATTTAATTCAATATTACAAAAAGTATGAACACAACTCCATCACTTAATCCACTTACTTTAGCAGACCGTGATCCAGAGTATGCTGAAGAACTTCTTAAAGCCTTGGAAGAAGAGGCTAAGAAGAAAATGGTTGTCAAAGAACAACCTAAAGAACAACCTAAACAAGATGAAAACTTTAAAACTAACAAAATGTAGTGGAGAAGGATGTCCACTAAAAGAATCTTGTGGACATTTTCATTCTGAAGAAAGAGAGGTTTTTGTTAATCCTCCTGGAGAAACAGTTGAAGAACATGGAATGAAAGTGTTTCGATGTCCTGTATATTGGGGTGAGGAACAACAATTTCTTTACGACCAGTTATATAATATAACAAACGCTAAAACCATTTAACCAATCATTATATGGAATGGGAAGATTTCTTATTGTTTCAGTGGTCTCTTGGTCACTGGAATAACTTGTTAACTCCAGAAGAATACGAAGCCCTTGAATATCATCAGTTAAGTAAATTTGAAAAATAAACAATAATTATGTCAGTAATCAAAATTTCACAAGAACAAAAAGAGCGTCTGCTCGAACTTTACCACACACCTACAAGTGAACTTAAAAGCAAGGATATTCCTGCTATTATCGAAGAAGAAATGGGATTTAAAGTACCTTATCTTCTTCTTAATGAATTTTACAACAAAGGTTTCAACTTGGATTTGTCTAATCGTAAGCGCAAAAGTGATGTGATTACTTTTGAATTTGAAGGAGGTGAAACTATCAAGTTGAAAGGAGAATCAGATACTCCTAAGGTAGAAGTTCAAACTGAAGTAGTTGGGCAGAATTCTGATTTTGACAATTACGAACCACACCTAAAAGAACCTGTAAATCTCGAATTTTAATCATTAACTTAACAAACTTATAAAATGAATAATCAGAATCAGAATCAAAACCCAAGCGTCCTTGATGATTTCTTTACTTCTGGTAAAGGAACATGTTTTAATTTCGGTGTAAATACCGGAGTCAAAGTAAAAGAGTGGAGTACTACTGTTGGTGGTGACAGCGGTGCTCTTAAAATTATCTTCTCTAAGGAAGACAGTGTAATTAATCATTTTGTTAACTTTCCTAAACCTCCAATGGGTTCTACGGAAGTTTCTCAAAAAGCATTTAGTACTTTTCTGTCTCTTTTGATGGAGATTGGTAAAACTTATGCCAACGAGGAAGAAGTAAAAGAACGTCTTAAAGCAGCCTCCTTGAAAGGTTGTCAAGCACAAGGAGTAAGTGCAATTCCACTTACTGATATTTCTAAACTCTATCAAGTCTGCTCTACTATGGTAGAAGGTCTGATGAAACTTTGTGAAGACAAAGGTTTGTTTAGCCTTGAGGGTAATCTTGCTCTTGGATACAATAAAGGTGGATACTTGACACCTCCGGCATTTGGTGAAGGTGGTGTGTATAAGTTTCCTTTTGCTATTGGTAGTGTACCTACGATTCCTGTAGCAAGTGACAGGTTTTTTCACACTCGTCCTGCACAAAACCAAACAAGTACTCCACCAGCATCTACATCTACTTCTGAGTGGTAGTTTAATTCTTAATTAAAGCAGTCATAAGGATCACAGGCATTGGTACCAATGATAGCCTAACCTGTGTTAAGGTGTAGTGGCGATACACCCCGCTGCTTTTTTCTTTTATATATGCTTGACTCTTTCTTTTATATTTCTAAAAAAGAACTCCTTCATCGAGTAGATCAAGAAAGTGTCTGGAGACAAATTCTTGGTTCAGTAAAAGTAGGTGATTGGGTTCTAAACCCTTTTAGGCCAGATAAAAACAAAGGTTCTTGTAAACTTCATTGGATGGAGGGTACATTAAGGTTGATAGATTTTGCAGACAAATCTTGTTCAGGATTTGACTGTATCGAAGGGTATAAAAGAATGAATCCTAACTTGTCTTGGACTGAAATCTGCACAAACCTGCTGAATTTAAGTCCGGGTCTTGTAACTTCTTCTTATAAAATATTCCCCGGTATCAAGTCTTTAAGTACTACTACTTATGTTCCTTTCTACCGTGAGTGGGAACAAAGAGATATAGACTATTGGGGTTTAAGAGGAGTTTCTTTAAAGCAATTTGAAGGTGAGTTTAAAGTCTTGCCTCTTAATGGATATTTAGAAAAGAAAGACTCGTATGAAAGAAAAGTCAATTTTAATGACTTGTGTTATTGTTATCACTTTGATACAAGGTATAAATTTTACTTTCCTGAAAGAGAACGACCAAGATTCATAGGTAATGCTAAAGGATCTGATTTATGGACTAATAAAAGAGGTTCAGACATTTTAGTTATCCAGAAGGCTCATAAAGATTTTTTTGTTCTTGAAAACCTATGTGACTATGACATAGTATCCGTACAAAACGAAACTCCTATAATTCCATCAGATATAATGTTTGAGTGGGAATCTTATTATAGAAAAGTTTTTACTTGGTTCGATAACGACAATGCGGGTATTGCAGGGGCTGATAGACTAAAAAACCAATTTCTTTACACTCCAGTAGAACTGATATTCTCGGAAGGAGGTAAAGACCTTGATGAAATGTACTTGAATCAAGGAGAAAGATTTTGTTTAACTTTTATTGAAAATAACTTATGAATCAAAATGAAATCATAGGATACGCACTTGTATTTATTTGTTTGTTTTTAGCAGGGCTATTGGGAGAGAAAATTATTTTTTATAATCCTAAATCAAAAACCAATGACAAATAAACAAATAGAAATAGTTAACACAATAAATAAATTACTTAATACAGACTTTGTATATTCAGATGAGAGTTATAGAGATGTAATAAACGAAGAATTTAATATTCTTGATATGAAAGATTCAGAGTGGTCTGAAATAGAAGATACTGTTATAGAGTTAATAGAGCAAATAAGAAAACTATCTAAAGACAATGACTAAAGAAGAGTTTATAGAACGATTAAAAGACGAATGTAAATTTCTTTCTGTTGATTTAACAAACGAAACTTACCTGTGTGAATGTGGATCACCTGATGTGGATCAACAGCATTGGGTAGGTGTAAACACAGGGTTAATAGCAGAACTTGTTGATGAACAATTATGGTATTGTAACGTGTGTCAAGAAGAGAAACCTACGTGTTACCAATATGATGAGTTTATGGAAGAGAAAATGTATGAAAAAATTTGAAATTGTGACTCTTGTTAATTATAAGACAAGATGCAGAAAATACATAACTTGGGATCCTCTGTTACACAATACTTACTACTATTCTAACAGATTAGAATATATTGGTATGACTAATGGTTTGGATGGTTTAAGTAAAATGGAAAATGAAGGGTGGATTGTTAGAAAAACAATAAAGCCTTATTATTTTAATCGCAACAAATTACGATTACATATAAGTGACCTAATAACTGAAATAAACAGGTTGGTAGATTTCTTTAATCAAGAAAAAAATATAAATAACAAAAAAGCGATATTTTTTGAAATTGCTAAAATAAGATATAAAATACGCAATATTAAAATTTGAATGTTATGTTTAATATTTCCCCTAATCAGGTTAAATCAGTCTTCATAGTATCAGACGCAACAGAGGATGGTTTTTTATCTTTTTTGTTTGATCTTGGACAGAGTTGGATCGAAAGAGATTTTGACTCTTTAAGTAAAAAACTGGAACTCAATGGAGTTCTATTATTAAGAGAAAATGACGTTAGGTTATCAAAGTTATTTGAAAAATTATATGAAGTGGTTGGTGTTACTTATTATTTTGTTGGTACACACCACTTGTGTACTCCCGACACCGTAGACCCGTTTATACATAATATTTTCACAAGAAAAAACCAGTGGAAAGAATTCACCCATTGTTTTAAAAATCAAAACGGTATAGAATTCAATGAAATCATCAAATAAATTGTATGTAGTCTACAACAAAGGAAATCAAATTGTCTCTGTGTTGGAAAGACTTACTGCTTCAGATTACCTTATGTGGCCTGCTACAGAAGGTTATATAATAGAGGAGCAACCAAAAACAAGAGAACTTCTTATTCAAATGGTTATAATTAAGTGTGTAAACGAACAGTTGTATCCTTATGATATTATTTACGAAGACGTAATTAAAGGAGGCACACACGAGTTTAAAAAAGTGTTTAAGTTCAAGATTAACAAAACACTTTTTGGATTTATCAAATATCCCACTTTTTTTGAAAAAGTTCCCTGGTATCAATATTATACGTTTAAAAGAGAAGAAGACTTCCTTCAATGGAAAGCCTTCTGTTTAATGCAATTTACAAGGGTTTTAAAATACGATAAAGAACAAGCAGAGAAAGAATTTGCATGGTTTAATTTAGGCTGGGGACTCAAACAAGACTATATAAAATGAGAAAAAGGATTTTTTATCTACTTTTAATTTATTTGATAGAAATTGTTCAAAGTGTCTATATTTCTAACATGTGTGTGTTGGGGTTGATCTATCCTAAACTAACTTTTAATAGACAGTCTCAGTTTAAATTTAAAGTACCTTTTGCTAATTTACACTTTAAATTATTTACTAAATATTTCGAACGATGACTATAAAAGACGAGTTACTTGAGCCTTATTACATTGACTTTGAAGAAACAGGTTGTTACAATATTGTTCTTTATGAAGTCAAACACACAGACCCTACTCATCATTTAAGTCGTTCTGAAGAAAGTAAAGAACGAGATGTACCAGTAGGTTATTTCAGTAATATGGAGTCTATCCTCAAAAGAATTATTTTTCTTAAACTTGCTAAACAAGATGAAGTAATAACTCTAAAGGAATATCTTCAGAGATATACTAATCTTGTAAGTGAGTTTTCAAAATTTCTACAATGAAATACGTTCAAGGAGATTTAATTCAGATGTTCAAACAAGGTAAATTTGACTTGATCGGGCATCAGTGTAATTGCTTTAGTGTCATGGGTGGGGGCGTAGCAGGTGCACTTGCAGCAGAATTTCCTCAAATTACTCAAGGGAGTTTTGAAAAACTACTTCCAGAAGAGAAATTTGGAGCATACGAAGTAATTGACGGTATTATTAATATGTACTCCCAATACAAACCAGGTGGGTGTCATAGAGGAATAGATTCTTTTGCTATTAGAAGTGCAGCATTAGAACATATTCTATATAAAATCAACTATAGTCATAAAGGAAAATCAATAGGACTTCCTTTTATTGCTTCTGGAATTGCAGCAGATACACGTTTAAGAAAGTCTCTTGATGTACCTACAGTTGAAAACTACTTTAAAACTTTCATAGCACCAATCATTGAGAAACGTTTGGTAGATATGGATGTAACTATTGTTTATCTGTAAATCTGTAATTATGAACAAAAAATATATAAACTTACTGGTTGTGATTATAATAATACTGGCTCCTTTTATTGGAGGTTTTATGTATCTACTGTGTATAAAAATAGGTTTAGGTGACGCAGGTAGTACTGCTGTTTCAATTAGTACGAGCATTTTACTTGTACTAATTGGTTTTGTTTGGTTTATTATTTCTGATTTTAAGGCTAAATGATAGAAATGTTCCTTAAACAGATGGGATACAGGTGTCTTTCTAATGGTAAGTGGTGCAAACCTTGTGGTTTTACCCTCCTTGTGGCCTCCGTAGAGGAAGAAAACATTGTTATATCTCAATGGTTTATGTCTGCTTCAGAAGACAAGCCTCTTTTACATAAATCTGAAAGTTTAAATATATCTGAAATTACAAGTATAGGATATGTGCAGACTTTAGAAGCAAAAGCAATAAGAAATGGTTATTATTTCTATGGTGGAAATTATGAACTATTAGTACCTGAATTAACAATTACAGAACAATTAGAAGATGAACAGAACAATTAAGTTTAGAGTGTGGGATGGTAATCAAATGTTGTATGAAAATCAGCAATATGGACTGTCTCCACAATATCAAATTAATGATGATGCTTGGACTCGGTTTTGGGAAGCAAAAAATCGTTTAATAGAAAAGTATCATCTAATGCAATTTACTGGAGTTATAGATAGACATGGTAAAGGGATGTATGAAGGAGATATTGTAAAGGTAGCAT